CTTGGACTCCTCCACAAGCTGAGTTAGAGCGTAAGGGTGTTTATCCAGTAGAGCCCAAATTATTTTTGGCTTCTACTAACGTTAAAGATCTTAATGCTTCTCAGTGGTTTTCGGTGCCGATCGCCATTCAGCGGCGTTTCCCGTACGTGATAACGGTTATTCCGAAACCTGAATTTTCGAAGCATTCCGAGCATAGCGTCAACCCGATGCTAGATACTTCTAAGCTTCGCCCAAATCCTGGTAATTATGATGATTACTGGCATTTTAAAGTGGAAGAAGTCGTTCCTGGTCCTCAAGTTGGTGGAAATCCCGCTCGCATATCATGCTCGTACAAACTTGTTGCTGGTAAATGGGACATTTCACAATTGCTCCATTGGTATGGACGCACTATTGAAGCTCATTATGCCAATCTGGATACCGTCACTTCCGCCATGAGTGGATACTCCGACGCACCTATTTGCCCAGAGTGCTACGGTACCTGTGTAGGTGAGTGTGCCGGCTCTTTCCGCCCTGAAGCGGGTTTCCGAGATAATATCTCTTCTATATATAATGTCGTCTGGTTCAGTGTCTTTTACAACATTTTGTCTTATGGTTTGATTTCAAACATCTTTCCCATGACATTTCTAGATTACTCGAACTTGAAGAACGCCATCTACATATGGTTGAGTGCGTTTATTTATTTGCTCTTTGGAAATAAGAAACAGAGTTTTATCGGATTTGTGTTCACGTGCTTGTACCAGTTTGGTATAGTCCCGTGTGGTTTCATCAACCTTTTACTTTATCCTCTTACTTTTCTTAGCGAGAGTTTTGTTTTAGTGTTGGCATATCACGCCTGGTTTGAATTCGGAGGATTTGACAATCTACGACGCACGGCACTAGGATTTCGGAGTATACGAAGCTCGACATTATATCTGTGGATGCTTCGCACTCTCGGCTCCGCTGCGCGTAATAGATCGAGATACATGCGGCTCCACCGCGCAGTCTATAACCGCATTTATAATTGGTGCATTAGGCGCGCTTTGATGAGAGCCTGTGCGCGATTGAGGGACACTTACATACGGTCAGATTTATCTGAAAAACTAATTTTTGTTTCAACCGCAGTAGTGACTGTGTTCTTTTCTTATCGCTTCATGTCTAAGGGCTTTAACGCAGTATCGGATTTTCTCCTCCGACGAAAGGTATTAAAAAAGGAAGGGGGGAATTTTTCTTCCCACAAACCCACTCCGGTTCGTGAGCGTCCAGACGTTTGGGAATGGAAAGAACCTCCGTCAGTCACTACTTTTGATTTGACCCGACAGCTACTGTCCCGCAAGGGTATTAGTGTTGAAGATCAGTTAAAAGCTTTCGAAGGTAGTTGTTTTTATTTTACGACCCATGGTTGTGATAAATCCAAGTTTGGGAGAGCATTGGGAATAGGCGGTCAGTTATATATAACTAACGCCCACTTCCTTTGGGACAAACCTACCTCGATGACCATTTCGAAGTGCAAACCTTCCGATGTTGTTGGCTTTCGGCGCACTTTCAACTTATCATATGGCATCAATGTCCATACAATTGACGAGCTGGATTTGTGCATGTTTAGGGTGATCGATCTTCCCAATAATCCACACATTACTGAGTATATGTTGGATGAGGGTACGACTATCCCTACAGCAAACGGTTATCGCTTGCGCCGTGAGTCTGACGGCTCTATACTAACAGATCGTCACATTAATATTGTTAACGAAATGAATCGAATGGAACTTCCGGACGGTGCTGGGTGTTTAACACTGAGCACATACCGTTCCACGGCTCCGCGTCCAACTGAGGATGGGGATTGTGGATGCCCTTTATTCGTAGTACTTGACAATCGAGCTATTTTGGTTGGAATACACGTGGGAGGCAAAGTCGATGTTATCGGCAGGCCCAAAGCGTTTTCCACCAAGATCACTCGCCAGATGATAAATAGACTGGCAGCGTCTTTTCCCTCTCAGAGCCGGATACAACCAAGTTTTCCTGTGCTTGAGAGTGATAAAACGGGTCCTATTGCAGTGCAAGCTTCTATTCACCCTAAGAGTCCCTTCAGATTTCTCGGAAGTTATGGGAGTATGGAACATTACGGATCTCTTCAGTTCCGGGATGGCCACACTTCCAAAGTTGGCGACACTTTATTGAAGAAAGCTTTTATGGAAGGC